GTTGCTGTACTAGCGTCCGAAAGAGCCTCGCTTCCTGTCCCAAATTTTTCAGCGATTAGCTCCAAATTCGTATTTGTGACTACGCCCCAATTTCCCGACTCATCGCCAGTTGCCATTTCGTTTAAACGTAAGTCATTAACGTATGTGCTTGCCATAAATAATCCTTTATATGTTCAAATTATGCTGCAATTTCTTCCCAAGAAGCGGTTTGACCTGGGGATATTTCAGAATAACTAGCTGTTTGACCCGGAACCACATTTGAATAACTTGCAGTTTGGCCGGGAATAATTTCACCCCATACAATTAAACTTTCTACTTCGCCAGTTCCAACAACTCCTGTTAAAGATAGGCTTGAATTTCCAGTTACAGACAAACTTTCTAAGCTAGAAGTCCCTGATAAACCAGTAACAGATATTATATTATTTGTAACTAGGCTTAATGTTCCTAATGAACTGGATGCAGATACTCCAGTGCAAGAAACATTTGCATCACAAGTAACTGTTTCATCGCCAACAGATATTGTTGAGGCGGCTCCAGAAACTCCTGTTATAGCAAAACCCGCTGCTAATATAGTTCCTAGCCCGCTGGTTCCCGCAACTCCTGTTTCCGCTACATTAGCGTCTGCGCTAACTGTTTCTGTGCCTAGCGCGGTAGTTCCCGCTAACCCTGTTAAAGTTAAGTTAGAATCACCAGAAACAGTTTCGGAACCTATGGCACCTGTAGCTGAAACTCCTGTTTCTGTTATATTTGCGCTAGCTGAAACGCTTAATGAACCTAATGCCGATGTTGCGCCGACACCTGTAAGAGTTACCGCACTAGCTTCGCCCCAGGTTCCAGAACCCCATGTGCTTCGGCCCCAGCCTGAAACAATAGCCATAAAACTATTACGCTATTCTAATAACAGCGTTTGACGCATCAGCAGTAGGAAAGGTAATCGTAAATGACCCAGCAGTAGATGTTTTATCCCCGCCAAAATCAAACACAGCCACAGCAGGATCACCAGTAGCTGTGTCATTAAATATCATACAGCCTCTTGCCGTAACTGTTGCTGTCCCAAATGTAAGATCAGCAAAATCTGTAAAAGCAGTAGTTCCTGACGTTGTTGGGTCAACACGGGTTAAGGTGTTTCCTTTAGCAGTATAATTTGTTCCACTTGCTTCTTGAGATGTAGTGTAAGCAGTTGTAGACGCAGACATGGTTGCTGAACTTGTATAAAGCGCAAGTCTAAATGTGTTACCGCCAGAGTTTTTAAAATTATGCACACCCTCTAAAAGCTCTTTTTTAAAGCTGGTACACATAGCCTGAGTTATAGCCATTACAGCCTCCTTATAATGTTAGCCAAGTCTTTATGACCTTGCTGTTCTAATTGATTGCATGCTGTGCATATATGATTTTGAATTCCTTCTTTCACATAGAATGCTATGACAGATTTACATCTATCTCTAAAAGCATGAGCTTGTGCTTTAACCATAGGGTCGGCCTCATCGCTTATAGATATTAATTTATTTGTAGCCATTTCTGCTATTTCTTCAACAGAATGCCCTCGATTATTTGTAGTCTGAACGCCTAAATTGCCGATTGAAATTTCAAATTTATCTGTTTGCATTAATAATTACTTGGTTCAACTGGAGTTAAATCTTTTCTATTTATAATACCAACTGGCTTTTGCTCTTCTTCTACTTCTACTTCAGACCATTTGCATACTTTAATAGACCCATCACAATCTTGATAAGTAATTTTAGGGTCTCTTAATCTATGATAACCGTATAACTTTTCTTTTATATCTATATCTGTATCCATCAAAGACGATCTTGGAGCTATTGATATAGACATTCCTGAATCTATGCACTTAGAAACCCAAAACTCTACACAGCTTCTACCTGATTCAGCAAAATGCATATTAGATTTATAGGTAAAATCTACGCCAAATATAGAAAGTTTTCCCACTTTAGCAAATAAAGCAAATGCTATTGCATAAGCTACGGTATTGTTAAAATAAGAACACCCTAAAGACGATACTACTTCTTCCAACGGATATTCAACAGCAGAAGGGACTCTTCCATCTAACTCGCATGTATATATTGGAAAATAAGATTGAGGAAGTTTTTCCCTCATCATCTTTGTCATTCCACCTGCATCTTCTGTATCAAGAAAACGACTCATTGGATCAAGAATAAAAGCTCGATCTATATCAGGCAAAATGCCTATCATTGCATTTATTGCCCAAACTTCATCAAAAAATATGCTGTGCGCTTGGGATAAATGAAAATCTATCTGGCTTAAACCCATTGCAACTACTGCAATATTTTTGCCTTCTAATTCTTCTATAAAATGCACATCACGCATTTATTCTTCTTTGACCGCTCCTGTAGGCATCTTTTCTATTATAGCTATCAGACTCTAATGTTAATCTGCCCAATGCTTCCTTAAATCTGTTTTCATAATTAGCCAGTATATCTGGCTCTCCTTTCATAAAGGTATACGCTTCTACCAATCCAGCATAAAGCAAAGCCTCTGAAGCATTTGTTCCAAGCCAGGATGTTCCGTCAGCCGTGGCAGTTATTGATTGAGGCACATGAAAATAATGAAGTTCAGCAGTAAAACCAGAGCTAGGAGTCGGCCCAACTAGAAAAAAATCATCATTAAATTGTGCGTAATATTTTGGTACTCCTGTTGTAGCAGATGCTGGAAACGCTTCTCTTATATAATTTACATCTTTATTTAACAAATAATTATAGTTACTGTCGCTGTCAATAACAGCTAACGAGTAAGGGTAGAGATAATCTGTAGGAGTTGCTAAATATGAATTTCCTGATGTAAATGCAGCAGTTACATTTTTTCTAAAATTAGGAAGCTCAACAGATTTTATTATCCTGTTTTCCGCTTGAACAATAATATTGGTAAGATTGCTTACAAATGATGTTTCTGTGTTTTCAGTATAATCTTGTATAGCAGATTTTAATGTTGTAAATGTCCAACTCATTATGTACTCACCGTTAATTTGCCAACACTACCAACCATTTTTAATCCCATTGTACTTGAGCCAAAAACATCCAAACCGCCTCCAATAGGATTAAAAGAAAAATATGTAGTAGATTCCGACTCTCCTTTATCTATTCTTGAATCAAATAATGATTGAGGGTCAGATGCATCAACTTCTCCAATTTGTAACTGAGGGTGGTCTACATCAAAACAATCTTCACAAACTCTTAAACCATTCCTTACTTTATCTTCAATTTCATATCTAAGGTCTTTCAGTTTGTATGTAAACCCGCATCTATCGCATTCACCTAAAGCCCTGCTTGCTCTTGCATATGCCATATCAATATCTACCCTGCACTAAATCAGGAACAAATCTTCCTGTTGCTTTTTCCCTGTCTGAATAACTAACCTCATCCCAAAGCTCGTCATATCTTTGTTTTATTAAAGGTGCCCTTTGCAGGGCTTCGTTATTTTTCATTGAAATATTGTAGGCTAATGCATACGTTAAACATGGCAAATATCTGGTAGGAACATCAGCATTATTTGACGCTGGATTGCCAGCATCTTCAACCCTGTTTATGTAATCATAAACAAGTGTGTATGTTTGAGAGCCATCTGGAGTTGACCACAAAACAACATTAGACGTGCCAACATTTTTATCAATAAAGAACTGAGTTGGCTTTGATTGGTTTAACTTTGATGCCTGATGATTATATTCTGTTCTCGATATTCTTCTAAGTCTTTGGTCAAACTGTTTGTTCACATCTCCAGCATCAGTTCTTATAAATGCATCAACTATATCTAATGCAGAACTTGGCAAAGCATACGAACTTGTTCCAGCAGTTAATGCCTGAGTATTTTGCTCTATAGACCAAAGATTAAGTCCTTTATTTTGCCATTCTAAAAATACAAGATTTAACGCTCTTTTTGCACTTCTGTAATCATAACCAGAGCGAATTTCCATTCCACAAAGATCATAAGCTTCTTCTAAAATATCACCTATATCTAAGTTAAATGCTGTTGTTCCGCTTGTAGCCATAATTTACCTTCTATGCCTTGCTGTCTTTTTAGCTATCTTTTTAGGTTGCTTTGAGTGTTGCTTTCCTTTTGCAGTGTCTTCTCGTTTTTTTCTTGTAGTGGCCGCATATTCAGAAGAAGAAAGAGATTTAATGGCAGAACTTGGCAAATAACGCTCTCCTGTTTCAGAAGATTTTTTTCCGCTTTTTGTTCTCCATTTTTGTTTAGTCCATTTTTTTAATGATCTTTGTGATTTTTTTAACGGCATTATTCATCCTCTTCCAATTTATCACTATAAAGATTATTAAAAGTAATTAATGGGTCTAAGTAGCTTTCGTGTCCTTCCGCAGAATGTATATGTTGAGATGGAGCAAAATCAGGAACTCCTTCGCCAGTTCTCCATAATGCGGGACTTGTTGCTCTTACCCTATTATTAGGAAGCGCAACAAAGTTTCCTTTCCATTGGCAGTCTTCAGTTATATATAAAACATGAGACTGTTTATGCTGTGCCGGGTCATCTGCAATAGAATTATTTGTGTAATCAACTGTAAACATATACTTTGCTTGATAAAAGCTATTATCTATCTTGCAAAGCCAGGGACTAGAACTAACTCTATCCATAATAACAACAGCGTGATCTCTAGATTCGCAGTCCCAAGGCTGTGCCAAATGATCCTGCATTGGCAATGCCCATTCTTCTACTGGTATATCTGCAACTAAAGCCTGTATTGGCATTCTTGCCCACATTGCTCCGCCATGAATATTTTCCATATCTTCATGGCTATCTATCTCGCATCCAGTAAAAACAACCTGAAAACTCAAAGACCTATCTGGTATCGTATTAACAGCAATAGCTAAGGCATGAATAAATTCCCCGTGATATCTTTGATGATTACAGGTAAATTCCTTCCTAACCCAGCATTTAAACTGGGGTATATTGCTAATCAAATACGACACTAACGGTATCCGCCACCCTTGTCCTTGTACTGCTTTGCAAGCATTTGAGCTTTTCTAGCAGACCATTGCCCAGCTTTCCCGCCTTTAGTCCCTGCTTTAATCTTATTGAAAAGATTTTTACGCATTGTAGGCTTGGTGTAGTTTCCAGCCTCATTAACCCTAGACTTAGATTTTTTAGACCTACTCATAATCTAACATTTCCACCTTCTTCGAGCCTGTCTAATTCTAGAATTTGGATCATTTCTAGTTTTAGCAGAACTCTTTTTTAGCTGACCTAAAGACCTAGCGCAGTAAGACTTTCTGCGTTTTGCATCTTTGCTACCTTTTTTTACATCACCTGTAACTGCTGTTTTTAACTTAGAGCCAGGATTTGCTTTGCGATACGCTGCAACTCCTTTTTTAGTCATGCCAGCACCAGATTTAGTAGGGCGATAATTAGCCCCTTTACCCTTTGTTGTTTTGGGTATTGGGTTCTCTCGCTTTCTTTTAGTCATAAGAAATATTTACGAAATACTATTGGCTAGTTATCTATTTCTCTTAATGGCTGGCCCGCCCATAGAAGAACCCTTGGTTCCTTTTCCATTGGTCATTCCACCGCCAAACATTTTTTGAACATACTCTTTGTATGTTTGAACTTTGGCTTCTTTACCTCTTTCGGTTGCGCCGCCACCCATAAAAGTTTTACCACCACTGGCTCTGCCTTTAGTGGTCTTGCCACCTCCTGCCATATACTTAGAAGACTTGCCGCCTCCCGCCATATACTTTGATTTTTTACTTCCTGCCATAATAATTTCTTCCTATATATTATTTCTTTTTAGTAGCCTTCTTTGGCTTTGGCTTTTTAGGCGCAGCTTTCTTAGGTTCGGCCTTTTTTGCTACTGGTTTTTTTTCTGGTGCTTTCTCTTTTGGTGGTGCCTTTTTAGGTTTGGCAACAGGCAGACTATTATTAGCCTCATCACATTTTCTTTTTGCTTCCTCAATACTTGCTTCAGGCCCAAATACAGGCAAATAAATGCCGTTATCATTCAGCTTTAAAACATTATATTTTGGAGGAAACTCACCAGTTTCTGAAATGACATATTGTTTTTCTGTCAAACTTTTCTCCCTTAGTCAGAATACACTTTAACCATTTCTAAAATAATGGAATATGTATCACCTGATGAATGGCCTTTTGTAGTAAAAAGAATATCTCCATTTTTACCACTTCCTGCATTATTTGGAATACCACCAAACTCTCTAAAGTCCATATGCCCGTTACTGCTTTCTGCAAGCTCCATTAAAAGAACATTGGTTGAAGCATTTAGAAATAACTGAACAGACATGCCTACTATAGCGTGGCTTATTCTTAAAACTCTTACTTCAGAACAAGATACGCCTTCAGCATTAGCAGCTAAAGCAGAAACATCCACTTTAGCAACCGCAGACTCGCCAGTGCCGTCACTGACATTGGTGAATTTCATAATACAGTTTCTTGGGCCATCTTGGATGGTTTGAGAAGTAACTGCATCAGCCATAATAACTCCTATTATTGATCGGCAATTACTGGAGCAGTTGCGCCTGTAACAGTGCCAAAAATCTGATAATTGGTGGTATTTAAACCAACAATACTTATATCAAACCCAGCAGGAACATTTATATGAATACTGCTGTTTGAGTTGCCATCAGAAAACACTGCGCTAATTTCGTTATCAGTATCTAGGAATGTAACTCCGCCAATATAAAAGTTGGCATTTCCGGGGGTAACAATAATAGCATCTGTCCCATCAGCGGCACCGCCAGCATAAACAAACCTAAATACAGACCCAGCAATAGGTGCTGGCAATGTATAAGTATTGTCTTGACTGCCATCAGGAACAAGCAGAATTCTTCCGCTATGAGTCGCGTTAGTAAGGGTTACATCTGCATCAGAAAGGCTGACAGGGCCATCACCAACAGTAGTAACTTCGGTAATAGCACCAGTGCTTGAATTTTTGCTTATGGTTTTGAAGGTGCTTTCAGATCGTACAGCACCTGTGAAAGTAGTATTAGCCATGTATTTCTCCTGTCTTGGCTAGTGTCTAATGTTTCATGCGAAACAATTAGTCAGGAAAGAAAGGGGGCGCAAAGCACCCCCATATCCGTTAGCTTGATCCCGGTGATCCGAAAATTCCAAGTGGGTCACTTACTCCAAAAGAGTATCTTTCCCTACTTTTATATCTCACATTACCAGTATCAAAGTCTCCGTCCATAGAGGTTGTCATAGGACTTCTGACAAAGTGCTTCATACCATCAGGTACATCTGTCGTAATAAAGAAAGCATTTGTATCAGTCAAGTAATGATTGACTACATAGCCTTCAGGAATCACACCATTTGTCTTAATAGCATTAACATCATTGTCAGCCGTTCCAACTCTATAATCACTTTGCAACAATCTAGTTGCTACAAACTGAAGATCAGAAGGAACAATCAACTTTCTGGGTCTAGCTGCAATTTTAAGACCTCTTTCGTCCGTCCACTTGCCAATCTGAATGACTGCATCTTCTAACGAAGTTTCATTCAGGTCTGCTCCAGTAGTAGGTCTATTAGAGTTCTTTCCGCCACTTACAAGCGGGTGTCCATCACCACCAGTAACACCATCACCTGAAGCGGTAAATAAATTTACCCCATCACCTGATTGGAAACTGCTGGTAAAACCATTGTTAAGTGGAAATACAGCTTTAACCTGTTTTGTGTAAGCCATTGCCCTGGCTAGTGCTTTAGTGTATCTGCCAGAAAGACTCACATAAAGATTGTCCTCCATAGCTTCTTCAGTAATGCTAAAGCCCATAGCAATAGTTTCGTGAGTATAGCGGGCCACAAAAGACTCTTGTGCAACATCATAACTGATAGCTGCGCCCTCATCTTTAACTGGAGCCGCTCCAAAACCTGACAACTTCAACTCTTCTTCAAAACTTCTTTCAGAGTTTTCTGTTGCATAGATTTCTTCATGCTCATTTTCGTAGTTAGCGTACTCTTCTCCAAAGAGAGCATTAAGTCCAGGGAGAAGCTGCTTTAGCTCTTGCGCTCTTGAAATAGCTGCCATTATTTATCTCCCTTAACCGATACCAGTTGTATTCAACAACTGATGTCCTACGTTAAACATTACCAATACATCAGTGAAGGAGTCACCAACAGCACTGTCTGGGCCATCAACAAAGTCAATGATTTTAAGAGGAAGTGTGTTAGTGGTCGCTACAGTTGATATATCAACCGAGTTTTTGCTTCGACCAATAGCTGTTGATCCAGCGGTCTGCACGATAGCACAGTTTTTCCCAAGATCATCTTGGTCTGCCGCGCCGTCACATTGCATTTGCATTATCAAGAAAGGGTCAGAAGCAACATACGCTACAATGTCATCCGCAGCAGTCGACGCTGGGAAATATTGATTAGGCGTAAATTGACCTGTAGTAGGATCAGTATAAGCGCATCCAAGAAATACACCTATAGGAGTAGCGGCAGTTGTGCCAGTATCCTTTTGAATAGTTGTATTTGGGTTGTCATCGCCCCACTTGACAAAATCGCCATAGAAAATTGAAGTTCCATAAGCGTTTTTAATCTTATAGTGCGTAACCTTTGCATTGTATGCAGCAGACACCAATGAACCTACAGGTACCGCTCCATGAGGAGTTGCACTTGAAGCCATAATTGTCTCCTGTCGGAATTAACCGACTAATAAATTAATAATAAGACTCTACGAGTCGCTACCAAAAGATGTCCTCGACTTTCGTTCAAATACGCCTTTAGGCATACGAGGATCATTGTCTTTAAAATAAATGTTATCAACAGATTCCATTTGAGTTTTTGCAATACTATTAAAATGCTCATTCCTTGCTTCCGCAAGTTCTCTTGGCATCTTACAAAGTAATTGCCCTCCTATCTCAATATTACCTTTTTCCGCCCATTCAGAATTATGATCCATCATTTGATTTTGAAGTTCTGGATGGTCTTCCAATCTACATGGTTCCCATCCTTCCCTAAACCTTCTGGAAACATTAGTGTTATCAGTATTGCCTAATGTAGCAGTCCTGATATATCTAAATACCCATCCATCTTGGGGAGTGGGGTCAGGTAAGTTTGTAGGATTTTCCCAGCTTTGTATTCGCTGTGCGGCTTCTCTGCCATCTAAAGCCCTTGGGCTGCGCTCTTGTTTTGAAGACTTTCTTGGAGAACTTTCCGTCTTTTCAACGGTGTTTTCTTGCTCTGCCATTATGCCTCCTTGAGTAACTGATTAGCATACTGTTCTGGTGTAATCCCTAGTTGCCGAGCTAGTGCTACTTGGGCTTTGTTCAGACGTATTTGCGTGGGTTTTTTGTTTCCGCTATCCCTCGTTGCGGATGCGACAACCGTTTGTGGCTGTCTTCTTGGAGTCCCGCTATCAACGACCATTTCTGAATCGCTTTCTTGCTGAACTCCAAAGAATTTAGGAAATCTTTCTTTCATTGACCTATCTACCGATGAATAATATTCATCAGGATTATTCTCTGGAAGAATGCCTTCGTTACGAAGACTTACATCTATAGCCAATGCATAAGCAGTCATTTCTTGTTGAAATGGCTCTTGCCCCATAAACCAGGGGTTTTGTCTTGCCCACTTGTCCATATCTGGATCAAGATTTTTCTTTGGCTGTGCAATGTTTTGAGTAGGCTCAACTGGCATACTCTGAATTATGTGATTCTGAACCTGTTGCGCTGTTTGACCAGCCTGTTGCTCCGCAAGAGTGGCCTTAGACAAAAGCTCTTGAGCTTGTGCCATTGCTTCAGCATCGCCCTCATCATAAGCCTTTTTATACTTTTCAGTTGCGCTTTGTTTTGCCCACAACGCATTATTGTATGCAGTCTGGTTTAATACGTTTCCACCCTGCTCAACCATTTGCTGCAATCGCTGGTTTTCCTGCATCACAGTTTGAAGTCTTTGCGCTGCTTCTTGCGCTATTTGTTCAGAGGTTTCTTTAGCTCTACGCTCTTCGTGATA